ATAAATTTACCAGTTTTTTTAGATGGAATTAATCCTTTTCTCCAATCACTTATTTGTTTTTTAGTTGTTTCTTTCATTGCCCCATGAGGTTTTTTCATTTTTTCAATTGTTTTCTCACTATGTGTTCTTCCAAGTTGGCTAATTTTATTTGCATTACCAATTTTTTCTTTAGTCTTATCAGAATGTTTATAATTTTTTCTTGTTGATGGTTTATTCTTTTTTAAAACACTCATATTTAATTTACTTTCTTCAGAGAATTTAAATCCTAAAGTATTTCCTGCTGTTGGAGCTAAATTATAACCAACAATTTTATTACAAGCATTAAGTAAATTAATGTAATGTTGTTCTTTTTCAATTAATTTTTCGGGTTCAACTTCTTCAAGAACACCAAATTTAAAATTGTTTTCTCCATATTTATTCCAAGCATTTTGTAAATATAAATTATCATGAGAATTATTATTAAGCGTATATTTATGTTGATACCATCTTTTTTTGATATTTTTAGCACTACCAACATATTTTTTATTATTAATAGTGTTTTCGATTATATATATTCCTGATTCCATAATATTTTTATTATAAATACTTTGAATTAGATTTTCTGGGTGATTATTGTGGAAAATATTTTAATCCTTGACAAGTCCATTTTTTTAGCTATCTTTGCAAGATATTGAAGTAAAATATGCAATTACCGCCATTTGTTGTCCATTGTGAAAGAGTTCGTAAAACATCCTTATATCAATTAAGGTTTCAAATCAATGATCAACTTGCTAACAGAATAAAAGAACTCCCTCATGCTACGAGAAGATTCGATGCAATGAATTATTGTTGGGAAGTTAATACGTTAGGTCTATATACACTCATTAAAAGATATAAAGGTTCAAATAAAATACATTTTGATTTTGGTAATGAAGACAGTCGAAAGATTTTTATTCAACAGATTAAGAAAGTAGAAGCCGAAGAAGAAGAAAAACGTAAATTCATAGCTGATCTTAATGTTAAAAAAGAACATTGGGTTAAATATAAGAAAGAACTGGAAGATACTTATGTCCAGTATTCAGAAAAAATGCATGCACTTCTGAAGGAAGGTGTTAAACTTTATCCTCACCAGATTGTAGCTGCAATGTTCATGAATGTCACACGTAACACACTTATATCCCATGAAATGGGACTTGGAAAAACTCTTAGTTCTATTCTTTATGTTGAAATGAATAAATTTGAAAAAGTAATGGTCGTTACTCCAAACTCATTGAAATTCAATTATTTTAATGAAGTTGAGAAATTCACAAATAGCAACTCATATATAATTGGTTGGAGAAAAAATAAGTGCAGTATTGAGAATGCCAAATATATTATTGTTAATTATGATTTCTTCAACTCAGGCAGTAAAGATAAGTTTTTAGTTAAGTGGAAAAAATTAGGCATAGATTGTATTGATGCCGTTATTTGTGATGAAAGTCAGAAACTAAAGAATACAAAAGCAAATACTTATAAGAATTTTAATAGGACATTCAATAAACTTTTATTTAAAAATGGTAAGATTAGTAAAATTTTCCTTTCTGGTACTCCTGCACCGAATAGAGCATATGAATTATATACTGTTTTAAATCAAATATCTCCCGCAGACTTTGCAACAAAAGAATATTTTTATGAGTATTATTGTGGTATGATTTATGATTATGATAGTGGCTGGGGATATGTTACTAATAGTGCAGAAGCAAAACTCGAAGAACTTTATCATAAAGCAGCACCATATACACACAGAAAACGTAAATTTGAAGTATTGCTTGATCTTCCTGATAAAATTTATCAGAAAATTATGTTTGAAATGGACGATGACGAATATGCAGTTTATGATGAAATCGAAGAAGGTGTTGCAAATGAATTTGTTGCGCATCCAAATGGAAATCCGTTGACAACAATGTTGCGATTAAGACAATACACCGCATCGTTAAAGATCAAGCATGTTATTGAATTGGTTGAAAGTATTCTTGAAACAGGCGAAAAGGTTGTGATTGTTGATTATTTTAAAGATGCGTTATATGAATTGAAAGAAAAACTTGGCGATGTTGCTGCACTTCATACTGGTGATCAAAAAGATGATGAAAGAGCAGACATTGTAAAGAAGTTTCAAGACCCAAATAGTGATTTGAAGGTATTTTTGGGTACGGTACAGACATGCGGGTATGGTTTAACCCTCACAGCAGCCAGTAAGCTGTTCTTTATGACACTTCCTTATTCGGTAGGTGAATATGATCAGGTAAGTGATAGACTTCATAGAATTGGTCAGAAAGCAGTCGTAAACATATATCCTTTGATGTTCAGGGACACAATTGACGACTATGTATTCAGTTCAATTGAAAATAAAAGAAAAGAAATTGTGAAAGTGATTGATAATGAAGATTACAAATCCGATGTTAGCGAATCAGTGCTGAGTGAAGTTATTGCTAAAATTAAAGAAAAACATGGGAAGTAAGTATATTTACAATAGAAATCCTTTCAGGGATTTTTTGCTTGAATCAATTATGACCAATATTGATATATCAACAAAAGAATCAAAAAGAGATATTGACAGTGCTTTTAAGTATATTTTAGGAAACATTTTGATTAATCGTGACGAGATAGTATATTTGGACTTTGAAATAAAGAAAAATGAAGAGTATTATAAACTTCACGGTAAGAATTCAATAAGTGCTTTATGGTTAAGCGGATTTTTTCCAACTGATGGTTCAAAAATTATAAAAAGTACAACATTTATAATTGGAAACAGAAAATATGTTTTCAATAAAGAAACAAACGAATTAACGTATACAACAGTGGTTTATGAGCAAAATGAATAAGGTACAGGTTTTAGCTGAGATTAAAGGATTCCTTGAAGGCTATAACAACGATTTAAAATATGTGGTGAATGTTGAAACTGACCCAGCTACCAATCTTGCTGACTGTATAATTCATGAACCAAACAAAGAACCAAAAACAGTAAAAATACCATATGTACCTTTCGTATATTCAAAAGACCTGCCAAAAGCAGGTTATACTTTATATGAAGGTTACTCAGACACTTATGTTGAAAGTAAAAAAATAAAATATGGTATTACTATCGCTAAATTAAAGACTGGTAATCAAAAAAGACTGGTTGACGGTTATTGTTATAAAGTAACAAGTAGTAAGTCATATAATGCCATTGTAAACTATTTCAGGGACGGTGGTATCGACATGTTTGCCAAGGTTGAAGATACTAATGGAAATGTTGTAAAAGACAAGAGAGGTAATGTTAAGTTTATTCATCGTGCATTATTTCATTCTCCCAAAACAACGGAACAATTTTTCATATCAACACAATCAAGATTATATAAAGGATACGAAGAATATAAGCAAGTACATAAAGTAGTTTTTGACTGTGAAACAACTGGTTTGAGATATCAAATGGCAAGACTTTTTGCTATTGGTGTCAGAGATAATAGAGGTTTTGAAATAATACTTGAACTCGATAAGACAGATGATGATGAATCAGAAATCAGACTTATACAAAGTTTCTTTAATCTGATTGTTGATTTAAAACCTGCCGTTGTTATGGGTTACAACTCAGAAATGTTTGACTTTGAATTCATTCTGGGCAGAGCAAAACTTCTTAAGATGGACATGAGTAAGATTCCAACGAGTCTTAAAGAAGGTGTTCAAATGAGAAGAAGACCCAATACTTCAGTTAAATATGGTAATACTGCAGATAAATATACTTGGACTGATATGTGGGGTATGTCGGTTATTGATATTCTTCACGCAGTGAGAAGAACTGCTGCTGTTAATAGTGAAATAAAAGAGAATAAGTTAAAGTATATAGCAAAGTTTGAGAAGTTTGCAAAGCCAAACCGAACATATATCCCGGGAGAAGACAATAACATTGGTCGTTATTATTCTGAAAATAAGGTCTTTGCTATTAACGAAAAGAATGAATACGTTGAAATACCAGACGAATATCAACTGACGGCAAAAAATTTATATAAATTACAGGCAAATAAAACAACATTAGCACCTGAACGTTATCAGTCATTAAAAAATAGTTATCTTAGAGATTGTCCGCAATTTGCACAGTGGTTCAGATCAGATGCAATTCCAAAACAAATGACAGGTTTTATTGGCGGTAAAAAACTTGTGAAACAATATCTTCTTGATGACCTTTGGGAAACAGCACAGGTTGATGAACTTTATAATCAGTCATCATTTATGCTCGCTAAAATAGTACCAACGACCTATCAACGTATTTGTACGATGGGTACGGCAGGTATTTGGAACTTACTTATGACGGCATGGAGTTACGAAAACGACCTTGCAATCCCAATACCTGATGTAAAATTACCGAAAAAATTTGCTGGTGGTCTTGCAAGATGCTATAAATCAGGTTTTAGTAAGAGAATTATTAAGATTGACTATGCAGGTCTTTATCCTTCCATACAACTAACTGAAGGTGTATTTCCAATATTTGACATCACCGATGTTATGAAGAAAATTTTGTTGTATCTTACTACAACTCGTAACATCTATAAAAAATTAGGAAATGGTAATGAATTAAATGATGAAGAAGTTATTTTATTCAGACAGATCGACCCAGAAATGCACTTGAAGTATGTTAATAAATTATTAACTCCTGCTGACGTTGCAATGTTTAAAATCAAACAATTACCTATCAAGATTTTAAATAACTCTTTGTACGGTGCTCTTGGTTCTGATATTTCATTTAACTGGTCAGATAATGTTTGTGCAGCACGTATAACTTGTACTGGTAGATTGCATTTAAGACATGCAATTATGTGGTTCAGTAAATTTAAATGTATCGCATTACTTGCTGTAACCGATGGTATTAACTTCCAGTATCCTGAAACAACAACAATAAGATTTACTGAAACTGAATATTATACTGATCAACCAGAAGCACCAATTGAAGAAATGTGGCAATATGGTGGTAAGAAAGGTATTGATGCCCTTATACTTAAGTACAATAAAGAAGAAATGACTCCACCTTACATGTCGGTTGATAATGATGGTGAATCAATTTCATGTTTAAATCTTTCAAGAATTAATTATGCAACCTTATCACTTGCCAAAGATAAGAAGAGTGGCGAAATGAAAGAGAAAATTAAGCATACTGGTAATACAATTAAATCGAAAATCATGCCCGGATACATTGAAGACTTTATTGACAAAGGACTTGACATGATTCTTCACGGTAAAGGTACTGAGTTTGTTAACTATTACAATGACTATGCAAAAGATTTATATCTCTGCAGGATTCCATTAAAGAAAATTGCAAGTAAAAGTAAAATAAAAAATACAATAACTGCATATAAGAAAAGAGGTAAAGATAAAAATGGCAGGGAAAAAGGTAAACAGGCACACATGGAGCTTCTGATCGACAAGAGAAATAAAATTGCCGAACAAATATTTGATAAGAATAAAGATAAACTTATTCTCACTAAAGATGCTGAAAAATATAAAATTGATGAAAAAATAAAGTTGGTTTCTGATTACATGCCACCTGAACCTGAACTTGATAGTGTTGTTTATTATGTTAATACTGGCACTAAGATTTCTGAAGGTAATTCAAGTATTATTAAAGACAAGATAACTGGCGAAGAGAGATATTGTTCAGCTTTAATTACTGCCGATGATCTTCAGGACAATCCAAACATGATGGGTCAATATAATGTGGCTAAGTATTTAAATGCTTTTAATAAGCGTGTTAAAGCATTACTTGTTGGATTTGACCCTGAAGTATCAAAAAACATGCTGGCTAAAATTGTCAAAGATAAAAAAACAAAAGAAGTTGATTTGAAATGTGGTGGTGAAAATTTTGCCTCATATCAATTAGACTTGAAAAATTTTGATCTTAATGACTTTGACGAATCAATGCATTTGGAAGAAAAAGAAGTTGAATTCTGGAATAAGCATGGTTATGACCCAAGAAAAATATGGAATGGCTTTAAAATGTATGATGATGCTAAAGTTTATTATGAAATTTATGATCATGCACTGAATTTCCTTAATGAAAAGATGACCGCAATTAACAAACCAAAAATTAAATCAATTAATGATAATTACGGTGAGGGAGATATGGTTTTAATTAAAAACGGTGGTGATTATAGTGTTGGTAAACATAATGGCACATTCATTGAAATCATCAGACCAATTGTTGAAATATCTAAATGTGAAATTGAACTTGAACTGGATAAGAAAAAAGCTGAAGAACAAGAAAGAATTAAAAATCTCGAAATAACGTTGGCAACTAAGACAGAGAAAGAAAAAGAACTTGAACTTACCAGAATAAAACGTGAAAAATATTTTGATAAGTTCAAAAAACGTTTCAATATTTCAGAGGATATGGCAATGGATACGCTTTTCAGAGAAGAAGAAACAGCGTCTGAAATGCTTGACTTCTATATTGATCAAATGGAGGGCATTGAAGAAGATGATGATGCAGAATCATTTGATGATGAAATTGAGGATGATGAATAGTGCATATTAACAATTAATAGTATTTATATGAAAATATGCAGTAATGAAAATAAAAAAGATACAATTATTTGAGATCATTGATTCTAATGGCGAACTGATCGGCAAGAACGATGTACCAGCAAACGATGCCAATGCAGATACTCAAGCAAATGGCACTACCGACATGAACGTTGGAAAAGCACAACAACCATTTAGATATGATATGTTAGGTCGTTTTGGCTTTACATTACTTCCATTCTTCGAAGGTAAAGAAGATATAAGTCAGAAAGAATTATTGAAAGATTTATCACAACTCATGCACGATAAACGTATAGATACTTTACAGTATTATTATAAAAATCCTAATCTTTTAAAACCAGATTACAGAAAACATTCTGCGGGTGAAGCACATTCAGAACAATGTGAAAAAGAAGATATTACATGGGCAAGAAAAATTATTAAAGCCGTTGAACCACATTTTGAAAAAGCATTTAAAGAACCTATTGATGAAACATTAAATGAAAATGAAATTGTTGAAGATAACGTAGCTGAAGATAAACTTGTTGACAAAGTTGAAGATGAATTGTCAAAAAAAGCTGACGATAAAGACGTTAGAGATAAAAAACTTGAAAAAATAGCTGGTCTTATAAGTAAATTAGATCAACAGGACAAAGATAAACTTGCAAATTTATTGGAAAGAAAGTAATGAGTAAGAGATTAACAATTGATATGTTTATTAAAAAAGCAAATATTGTTCATAATTATTATTATTTATATGATCTGGTTGATTTTATATTAACACATGATAATATAGTAATTACATGTCCTAAACACGGAGAATTTATACAACGAGTAAATACACATTTAGCTGGTCATGGTTGTCCAATATGTGGTGATATGAAATTAAGAAAAAATACCGAATATTTTATTTCTAAAGCAAAAGAAATTCATGGAGAAAAATATGATTATTCAGAGGTTAATTACATAGATGCGCATAAATATGTTAATATTATTTGTCTTGTACACGGAACATTTTTTCAAAAACCAAACACACATTTAAAAGGAAGTGGTTGTCCATGTTGTAATGAATCAATTGGCGAAAAAAGAATTGCCGATTTTTTATTGAAAAATTCAATAAAATTTGAAAGAGAAAAAAAGTTTGATGATTGTAAAAACGTTAATAAACTTGCGTTTGATTATTTTCTTCCTGAAAACAACGTGTTAATTGAATTTGATGGAGCACAACATTTTTCACCGAATAATCATTTCGGTGGTTTAAATAAATTTAATTTACAGAAAATTAATGACAATATAAAAAATGAATATGCCAAATCAAATAATTATAATTTACTTAGAATTAGATTTGATCAAATAAATCAAATTGAGAAAATTTTAGAAACATATGAACCAAGAATTGTACAATAAACAATATAGGATACCTCCAGACATACTTAAAGGTATTGAGATAGCAAAAGCATCGAGTTCAGATGGAGAAGGCATTAAACGTGCTAATTATCTTCTTAAAAATGGTGCTATAACCTATCAGGCAATGAAAAGACTGAAGAATTTCTTTGATTATTTTAATTCACAAACAGGTGATAAGATGCAGTATGCTCTTGCTGGCGGTAATCCTATGAGACAATTTATTGAAGCAACATTGGCAAGTGACAGGGCAGGTGTTGAAATGACAAAGAATGTTAAACAGGATATGGCAACAAATCCTAATTCAGAATTAAAACCATACCAGACACCCAGACTGAATGAAGAAAAGAAAGACCTGAAAAAAAATGCTTGTGCAGTAATTGTAGACGGTGATAATAAAATACTGTTACTTAAAAGAAGTTCAGACCCCAAGATATGGCAACCAAGTAAATGGGCATTAGTTGGCGGTGGGATTGAAAAAGATGAAACTCCAGAGCAAGCAGTTAAAAGAGAGATTAAAGAAGAAACTGGTTTGGATATCAGTAAGTTTATTAAGTCCTTCAGTATTCAAAAGAATCCAGATAGTATTGAACACATATTTGCTTGTCGTTATGATGGCGAACCAACAGATATTAAGTTAAATGAAGAAAACACAAACTATGGTTGGTATGATGTTGAAGAAATGAAATTCTTAGATATTGTACCACATTTGATAGAATATATTACAATGGCATTCAAAAAAGACGAATAAATTGTATTTATAGTAAATAATTGAATTAATTAAAATATAAAAAAATGAGTAGATTAGAAGGCGTTAGCCTACCATACAGAAAATGCAGCATTGCTAAAAATGACTATGATGATAATGATCAATATAACACTGGTCATCCAGATGCATTATCAACAGGTGATGAAGAAGGCAAAGGTGAATTGAATGGTAGTATTGGTGGCAAAACAGACATTAAAGTAAGGACCTGTGAAATTGCTAAGAACAAATATCAAGAAGGCAAACAATATGATGCAGGTACAGCATAATGATTAGTGAGTCTAAAATATTGTTCGAAAACATTAGGCATTTCCGTCAACTCTTAACAGAGGGCGTTAGTGATAAGACAATTGTTGATGCTATCAACAACCATGAATTCTTGTATATATACTATAAGGGTGATACAACAAAAGAAACTGGTTATCGAACAATAAGACCTTTTGTGCTGGGAGTAAATACCACTGGCAATTTAGCACTTAGAGCATGGCAAGATAAAGGGAGAAGTGATAGCCTAAGACCTGATGCTCCAAGAGTAAAAAGAAAAGGTCATGAATATGATCTTGATAATGATGGAGTAACAAAACCTGCTTGGAGATTGTTTCTTGTTGACAAAATAACTTCAATTGTACCAATGCATAAAAAATTTGAAGACGAGAAGGGAAATGTTCAAGTTCCGCCCGGATATAAACAAAACGATGCTGATATGACAGGCGGTATTGTTGCATCAGTTACTGGTGGAAAACAACCAATGAAAAACATATTACCAACAGCAAAACCCAAAACACCAAGATGGGAAAAATATAAAAACGCAAATAAGAACAATCGTAAGATTACTAAAGAAGACGTTATTGGACTGGTTGACATTGCAAAAAAAGTTTACAAAAAACCTATCACAGATTTCTTTGTTGCAATTGATGACAGAAATAATTATAATTTGCAGGATGTGAGAACAAAAGCCAATTTTCCACAAAATGCTTATGTGGATGATCTCATTAACTTATACAACAGGCTTGTCATGAAGACACCAGTGAATAAAGCAGCACAAGATCAGTTCGCTAAAAATCAAAAAGACAGGATGGTAAAAGGTCTTGCTGAGAAGCAAACCCCACAAAATCCACCAATGTTTAGAGAAAATGAAAATATTCCTATGATTAGAAAGACTTTTTTCAAAGATTAGAGTATTTATAAAAAAATATAAAATTTTATAAAATGGCAAAACCTGATTTAAATAAACTTAGAACCGAAATAGCTTCTCGAAAGAACGAAAGAACTAATACATCAACAGTTGTAAATGGAAATGTTGTTAACAATGTTGCTCCGAGAGATAAATTCTTATATGAATTAATGCAATCATATAACACTGGTCTTCAAACAGAGGCAACCAAATTAATTAAATTAGTTGAAAATCAAGTTGCAGTTAAAAACAAAGAAACAGTACGTCACAATGTTAATGAAACTCCAGTTGAAAGAGAATCGACACGTATGCCAATACAGCCAACAAACACTAAAGTTGACATGTCACCTGAAAGAGAAGAACAAATGTTTATTGATCTTCAGGCAAAAAACAAACAAACACTTGCTGAATCAATTGCACCATATATTGGTGGTGGCAATAAACAACAATATAATAATCAAGGTGCGCCTCTTGGAGTACCTGCACAACAGCTTAATGAAGGTTATTTGGTTGAGAACGTGAAGAAAATAGTTGACAATTACCTGATTGATAATTTCGGTCCTGTCGTAGAGGAAGCAATCAAAGGCACAATACTTGAAATGTATGCTGCTGAACGAATAAAAGAAGTGCTTACTGAAAACAAGGAAATGATCAGAGGGGTGATATTCGAAGTAATCAAAGAAATTTCAGATAAAAATAAAGCAAAGAAAGCGCAACTCTAATTGCGCTTTTTTTTCGTGTTAACTTTGTATTTATAAACATACTATAAATAGTTACAGCATGACTTACGATGAATTCTTAAATTTCTTAGACCAATTTGAAGAAATACAGTCCTTTAGACAGAAAATTATATATGCCGATCAAAACCTTCTGAAACTTGGTGCTGGTAGTGGTAGAATTGTTTACGATATTGATGGCACAAAGGTATTCAAATTAGCTAAGAACGCCAAGGGTGTTGCTCAGAATGACGCAGAAATAAATATTGGTAGATATCCAGACACACATTATATTGTTACAAAGGTTTTAGAATCCGATAATAATGGTAGTTGGATTGTTGCGGAGAAAGCAAAAAAAGTAAGCGAAGCAAGAATTAAACAATTAACAGGTATTCCAAGTTTAAATGAATTGTTTTATTTTCTTAGAAATCATGAAAATAGAATTAAAGGTGGTGGAAATATATTTGGCTTGGATGTAGATATTGAAAAATTATTAAACGATAATGAATTTGTCACTGATTTACAAGACATAATGTCAAATTATTCGATATCTGCAGGTGATTTGGGTAGAGCAAGTACCTATGGTGAGGTTTTTCGTGATGGTCAACCAACAATTGTTCTTAGTGATTATGGATTAACTGATGAAGTTTATAATACTCATTATAGTCCAAAAAGAAAGCAACAATATCAGATGTATGAAATGTTTAATTGTGCTGATGGTAATGATGATATACTTTCAGATATGCCACCACAAGATGCAATCGATACTCGTAGAGGTATGTGGGCGCAAATGCCTTATGGTGTTGGTGATGGTGGTGGTGTCATTAATGAAGGTTTTATTTCATTTGTACTTGCCAGAGATAAATATCCAAAGAAATTACCGAGCGCACCGTATGTTCTTGATGAATTTCATAATGTGGTAAACAATCTTAAAGAAGTATTGAAACGTGTTCCACAGAAAAAGAAATTTTATAATAATTTATTGACGCTTCAAGAATGGCTTATTGAAAATAAATATTATGACAGAGACCCGCTTCTTAAAGAAGAATATGAAATTAATGAAGCAACAAATCCTTCAAGACAAACAGTTAAACCGTTTACATTAGAAGATAAAAACTATGCAACTGAATTGGCAAGTGCTTTTGCAAAAAAAATAAATCTTGGGGCAGAACCAGTATACATGGATGGTGGTTCAAATGGTCATGCATTCACAATTAACGATAATGTAATATTGAAAATAACTGCAGATAAGAGCGAAGCAGATGCTGCTGGTAAATTAATAAATGAACAGCCAAAGTATATTGCTAAAATATTCTCATTTTATAAAATAATTGATACTGTAAAACAACTCGCTTTCTTTGCAATTCTTCAGGAAAACGTTAAGGACAAACCTACTGCAGAATTTTTCACATACATGAAAACAATTGACACAATTGAACCTGCAGGATTGAATTATATTGATATCTTGTTAATGATGCGTAAAAAATCATCTGCAGAAGTAGGTGAAGTTGCAAAACACTTAATAAGTGATAAACCAGAATTAAATATTTCTGCTGAAGACAGAGAATCAACATATGACTATTTAATTGATTTAATTAACATACAAGAAGAATTACGTAAATATGGTATTAAGTCAGATGACTATGGTAATGCAGGTAACTTGGGATATCAAAACGGGGTGTTGAAATTTTTTGATGTTGGTGGTTATAAAGCACATGAACCAACAATGATGGCACAAGATATTATTTATCTTCCTGAAGATGGTAGCGCAAAATTTTCAACCGATAATGCAATGGGTCAAGATAATTTTCCTGCACATAATAATATTGATAATTCTCCTTCAATTCAGAACGATATAAACGCAAATACAAATATTGAAGAAGATTTAGAATATAATCATGTTGACGATGCTACTAAAGATGAATATTTGATGTCTGAAGAAGTACAAGGTGTAAATAAAATTAAATTATCTGAAGTTTATCCTGAAATGCCCGATAAACATGAAATGTTATGGAATTTTATTACAATGGATGAATACAATAACACATATTTTGAATTAAAAAAATTAAGTGTTAAGGACATTTATTTGTTTTATAATAATGGTGAAATTGAAGATAGTATTGATAATGCTAAAGAAGAACAATTAGAAACAATAAAATATTATGAAGAAAATATTGAAAAGCATTTGAATGATTATTTTGTGGTCAGTACTTCTGATAAGATTTTAATTGATGGTTATCATAAAATAGTTGCCTTTTTTAATAAAGAAGTGGCAACAATCAATGCTGTTGATATATCATCAGAAGAATTGAATGAAGAAAGAAAATTGTCTTCTATGGAAGGTAGCAGTACTGTTGAAATTAAAAAGAAATGTAGATTAGGTGGCTTGGGTAACACAAGTGCTCAATGTAATTGGGGTGACATTAATGCTGTGGACATTAAGCCATTAAAAGAAGAAGTTAACGAAGAAGTTAATGCAAAAGAAATGCGTAGCGATATTGCTGCAATTAAGTCTATTTTAAATGGAAAAAGAGGCGTTGCTTTTCTTGAAATTAATAAAGAAATTGCTCAAAAACTTGAAAAAAGAAAAATTGGTGTAATTCCCACAAGAATGACTTCACGTCTAACAATGATGGCAATTATATATACTGATAAGGTTAAAGCATATTTATTATATGATTTTGCAAAGAACAATGAAGGTTATCTTAAAGATAAAACTCCAGAAGAAGCACGTGAGATCGGAAAATTATTAGATTATAAACCAAGCGATATAGAACAACACATTCGTAATAAATATGGTAGCAAAGTGCCAATAATGCCTGATAAATCACCAGATGACTTTAATGATCTTGATGAAGAAGTTGCATATGATTTCTGGGACTTAAATGAAGAAAATTTTCCTGAATTTGAAAAAGATATTCAGCAAGACCTTACTACACATCATCTTGATAAGAAATTTATAAGAAATTATCAGGATGGAGATCACACATATAGTGTGTTTGCCGTTAATGGTGATCAGGTTCGTGATAGTGGATTTATTGAATGGGTCGATGGTGGTAACCATTGGGTTGATGCTGATCTTCCAAAAATCGAACAGAAATATGCAAGTCATATTGGAGAAAATGAATATTGGATTGATGATGTGTTTATGATCAAACCAGCAGACTTTGAAGCAATACTATTACATGAAAGAACAGAAAGTTTTATTATAAGACATTATGGTTATGAATATGATGACGCTCACGAGATTGCGAACAAAATTGAAATGATGTTCAGAAAAAACATACCAAATGGAGCAAATCGTGCTATTGCTGAGAAAATTTATGATACATTTGTAAAAACTTTCAAACCAGAAAAGAGTAAACAAAAACATGAACCAGCAAATGAATCTATGAATGAGGTATTAACAGAAGAAAAAATAATTTTAATTAATATTAATGAAGCAAAATCAATGATGAAAATAATTTAACTGAAAATATTTATGATGTTGGGGGCGTTTTATTGTGTTTCATAGTATTTATAATAAAAATATTATGAGAGAAAGATTTAGAATTATTAAATTACCATTAATTTCATATTGTGGAATTAATTTTAATAATAGACAATGGCATAAACATTTAAGAAATTGTGACACTTGTAAAACTGAACACGAAAAATATAGAAATAATTTTATTAATTCATGGGATAAAAAATGCGAATGCGGATGTGGAGAAATTACTTTAGTTGGTAATAAACGAATTTTAGGACATGGTCCGACTGGCGTAAAAAGAACCGAAAAACAATTATTAAAATATAAAGCACTTTGGACACCAGAAAAAAAGGCAATTCAATCACTTAAATGGAAAGAAGATAATCCTCAATTTAAAGAAAAAAATAAAAAATACGGTGAAAATAATCCAGCAAAGCGCAGTGATGTAAGAAAAAAAATATCAAAAAATAATCCAATGCACAACATTAAATATGCTGAGAAAGCAAGAGTTAATAGAATAAATGTTGGATATGAGAATACAATTAAAGTTTTAAAAAATAGATGGGATGATAAAAAATTATTAGAAAAACGAGTAAAAACATATTGTGAAAATTTATCAGAAGGAAAAATAAAATTAAAAAATAATTGGAAATGTGGTAATTATGTTCGAAAAAATGGAAATATTGAATGGTTTGATTCTTCTTATGAAGAGATAAGAATGAAGTTTTTTGATGACAACAATATTACATGGACAAAAAAACATGGAATTCGAATACCATATATTAATGAAAAAGGATTGAACACATATTATGTGCCAGATTTTAAAATTGTTGAAGACAATAATATAATTATTGAGGAAGTTAAGGGATGGATTAAAAAAAATGATATTTTAAAAGCATATGTGGGAATTGAATATTGTAAAGAGAATCATTATGAATATAGATTCTTATTAGGCGAAGATTTAAAATATGTTGAAGAATTATCACATAAAAAGAATAAAAATGAGTAAAATACAAGACTTTATATTGAGTTTAAAACAAAAACCATTTATAATATCATTAATAAATGACTTAAAATCAGATGTTTATTTAGTTGGAGGCGCAACAAGAGATTTAATACTTAATAAGCCAAACAAGGACATTGATTTAATTATTAGAAAAGTACCTATTGATACATTGATTACACATTTGCAAAAATTTGGTAGAGTTGATGTTGTCGGTAAATCATTTGGTGTTATTAAATTTATTGATTCTGACGGTACTGACTATGATTTAGCATTACCACGTAAAGAACAACCAACGGGTGAAGGTGGCTATCGTGGTTTTGATGTGCAAAGTGATGAAAATCTCCCAATTGAAGATGATCTTACCAGAAGGGACGCTAAGATGAATGCTATGGCAATCAACATTAACACAGGTAAGTTCATTGACCCATTGGGCGGATTAAAGGATATTGAAAATAAACAAATTTCTGCAGCCAATCCCGAAGCATTTTCAGACGATCCTCTCCGTATGATTCGAATAGTTAGTTTTGCAAGTCGTTTTGGATTTACTATTGAACCAGAAACAATGAAAATGATTCAAGATAATGTAAGTAGGGTTAAAGAAATTGCTCCTGAAAGAATACTTACAGAGTTCGATAAAATTATTCATAAAGGTGATAAAAATTTGGCAGCAATATTACTTAATGAAACTGGTTTGCTTAAAGAAATATTTGGCAGAGGATTAAATTACGATTTTAGAAATACGAGAGAACCCTTTGATAAAGTTAGAACAATGGGAGAATTTGTTTATCTATTAAGTAAAAATCTTGTTAATAACCCTGCAGAGTTCTATAAAAATAATCTTAAAGGTGACGAGAATTCATATAAAGAGATAAAGGCACTTCAATTAGCATATGAAAGTGGAGAGGCTACCAATTTAATCGAAGCAAGATCAATTGCACATAATATGTACGTGACATCTCCAACATCATTACAAAGTCAGATATTGCCAAATGTAATTA